TGGCGCACAGTTCATGCAGAAAGCAAGAAAGAGTATCGCTAATGACTATACAAAAAGATTTGTCAGAGACAAGTTTTTAAAATGGATTCAATCGAAAGTTGAAGAGTGTAAAAAATAGCTATTTTTTAGGAGAAAAATAACATGGCTTATAAAGAATTATATGACTATACTGGAAAAAACGCAGTTAAGATGGCAGGGACTCTCACACAGTTTTCTATTGACGATGGTACAAACTGGTTAGACTTGCAGGGATTTCAAGAGATTGGAACTGTAGGTACAAAAGCAAATACCATTGATCAGTCCACTATTGAAGATCAGACAAAACGCTTCATTTCCGGTATCAAAGAGGGTGAGGATAAAGAGTTGGAGATGTTATGGTATGACGGAGACGAAAACCAAGCAACTTTGAGAACCAAAGCGAATGAGGGTGCTATTGTTAAGTTCCGCCATCAGTTCAAGACCGGAGATATTGCTACATACGAAGCGACTTTGCTAGGTTTCCAAGTATCAAGCGGAACAAACGAAGACCTTATGAAGTTTACTGTTTCTATGAAGTTAAACGGTGATCCGGTTTGGACTAAAGCGGAAGTAGTTCCGGCACAGCAGGGCGGTGGTTCATAACAGAAAACCTACTTTAACAATGATATAATGAGTAAATGATCCTAAACTATTTAGGATCATTTTTTGAAAAAACTAATACAAGGAAATTATTTTATGGCTTCATACGCAGAGATTTTTAAACAGCAGAAAAACGGTGTTTTCAAAGTTAAAGAGATTGACGTTTCAGAGGAACTGCCGGAAATCGGCAAGATGTACGTCAAGGAATTAAACGGATTCACCAAACTGTCAATTATTCAGAGCAGACAGACCGACACTGAAAAGATGTGTCTATTGATCTGTATGTCATTATGTGACAAAGACGGTAACTCTACAGAGTCTCCGGACACGTTCGGAGATGTGATCTCAATGATGCCGGATCGCGTATTCAATAAAGTATTGCAGGCAACTTTAGAGGTGAATAACGCAACGAAAGAGGGTGTAACCGAAATAAAAAACTCGTAAAATCTGATAATTTTATCCGTTTGTGCGCCCGAATTGCCCGTGAAATAGGTAAATCAATAGGCGAAGTGATGCAATTACCACAGAGCGAGATCTTAATATGGCAGGAAATATTTTTTGAAGAGTGGGAACAACAAAACCCCGAAAAGGCAAAAGATGTTGAATGTGAACGTAGGCGCAATGAGGGTGTAACAGAGCAGGAAGCGTTATCAGATATTGCAAAATTTAAAGCCTTAATGAAAAAATAGGAGTTATGTATGGCTGAAACTGGTATTGTCAATTTATCGTTAAAAATCGAGGATATACAAGAATTTATCGACGGTTTCAAGAAAATGGGCGAGACGGTTTCGGCTGTTACAACCGAAGTCTCAAAGGGTATGACTGACATATCTCAGTATTTGAGACAGTGTACCGAGGGTTTTAACGCTCTATCAAAATCATTAACTGACATTACAAACAACATGTCAAAATTTAGTTTTGACAATTTGAAAAATCAGATTGATGATTTTACCATTTTTGCCGAAAGTTTAGCAAAAGCTACAAGCGGAACTAGCAATCTGCAACAGCAGACAGCACAGTTCGCTCAAACTTTTGGTTCTGCCGATCTCGCAAGACAGACAAGGGAGATTCAGCAGGCAATCGCGGACCTACAGATCCCACAGTTATTTTTAACCCAAACAAAAGAACTCAAACAGTCTTTTGAACAGATTGCACAGTCTCTAACATCACAGTTGGAGCCAAAACTTAATGAAATGATTAATCTGCTCAAACAGATTTCAACAAATACTTTGCAGACTGCAAACGAAACAAATCAACTTAATCAGCAGTTCACCGAACTGTCAGCAAACCTTAATCGTGCTAGTGAATCATGGGCGCGAGACAATGATCAAATGAGACGCACTGATTCGTGGCTTAATCGTTTGACAGCAGGATTCAGACGGTTTTTAGGTATTCGCGAGCAGGTAACCACAGCACAGAATGAAGCAGGGGCAACAGCTAATAACGAGACTCAAACGGGGCAGGGCACGTTGGGTATGTTCAACAACAAAACCATTAAAGAGGGTTTAAATTACGTTGCATGGACTGCAAAACGAGTATTCTATTTTGGAATTATCAACGGGGTAATGGATGCCTTTAAGGATATTCCAAACGTAGGTAAACAGTACGAAAAAACTATTTCAAATCTGTCAACGTCATTCGGTGGCAATATTGCGATGGCAAAAGCGCAGTTCCAAGAATTGAACAATACTATCAATGAGATCCCACAGTCTTTTGAGGAAGTAACAAAAGCTACTCAAACGCTCAGACTTTTCAATTTCGGAACATCGCAGAGTGATTTGGTTTCACTTGCAAAAATCGCAGAGGGAACCGGAGAAAGTTTTGAAAGCCTTGCAGACGCAATGGGTAAATTCACCGAGGGTAATTTTAATTCCTTAAAACGTTTCGGTATTACTGCAAAAGACGAGGGAGAAAAGATAGCCTTAACGTTCAAAGGTACAACAACCGAAATTCAAAAAGATACAGAGTCTTTGCAGAATTACATAAACGGTTTAGCAAACACTGAATTTGCAACAGCGTTAGACGAGCAGATGCAAGGTTTAACCGGATCATATAAACGTTTACAGAACGCATGGGGTGATCTGTCATTAGAGTTGTACAATTCCGGTGTTAAAGAGTTTTTAAAAGATTTAACGGATCGTGGTTCCGAATACATACAAAAATTTATTTCATGGTTAAAAGATCCGGAGATTAAAGCAAACATACAAGGTATTTTGAGTATGTTTTCTGAAATGATGGATGGCGCAATAGAGATTATCAAGACAACAATCGCAGTTATTACCCCGATATGGCAGGGTTTCGTTTTCGCATTCAAAAAAATGTTTGACGGAATAGCTATCATGTTCAAAGCGGTTGCAAATGTGTTTGGAGCAGATATTGACGTGATTAACGGTGATCTAACTGACAATGTTAATTATTTCCACTTATGGGCAGATACTCTGATCGCACTGTTCCGCACAGTTGTTCAGTCATATCAAAATCTCAAAATGTATATAACCGGAGATGCAGAGCAGATTTTAGTTAATAAACAAGTCAATATCGCCACAAAAGAGATTTTAAACAGTTCCGAATTTGACAGTTTACGCAAGAAAATTGAAAGCAAATACGGCAGAAACTTTATTGATAAAACCTTTTTTGCAGGCGATAAAACCGTTATGCAAGATTACGCTCAGAGCGTTAATGAAGAGATTACCAAAATTGAAAACAATCTCAAAAGGATCAACGATTCTAAATTCAAGTCTAAGTTCAATGAACCGCTTATTGAAAAAGCTAAAAAGGATTTAGTTGAACTCAAAAAGACTCAATTAGAGATTGGGAAAGTAATGGCAGATAAACGTTACCAAGCACCAAAAGATCCGGACGTACTACCGGATTCTAATAAATTTGGTAGCGTAATGGGTGTTTCTGAAACATTTTATGATAATCTCAGAAAGTCAGCAGAGGAAAGAGAAAAACGAGCAAGTGAAGCTAGACAGAAAGCCGAAAAAGAACAAAGGGAGATGGAGGAAGCATTTAAAAAATTAGGTGACGGAGTGAATACCCCGTTTTCTAATAAAGGTGGTTCCGGTTCCGGTGGTTCTAGCAAAGCTGTTAAAGAGTGGGATGATTTTTATAACAAGATGCTTGCTAAAATTACCGATTACGGCAAAGAGCGTGTAAATCTCACTCAGAGATACAATGAAAATCTAAAAGAGATTGAAAAGCATTATGCCGAAGATCAAAACATATCTTTTGAGCAGTACAACAATTTGAAACTGGAATTGCAGAAAAAATACAATAAAGATATGCAAGATCTGATTCGTAATCAGAATGAAGCGATTGCTAGACTGTTTAACTCTGATTATAAAAACAAACTGTTAGATTTAGAAAAGGCAAACAGAGAGCGTTTAAGAATCATTGAAAACTCATACCGTAATGGTGGTATATCTGAAACCGAGCGCAATATGCGTAATTTGGAAAGTGGTAAAAAATACCATGAGGATTTAGCCAAACTACAAAAGCAGGCGGAAATTGAACAGAATCAGTTATTAGACAATGAGCATGCAAACGAGATAGCTAGCCTAGAACAGCAATACAAGAAAAAACTAGACCTATTAAAAGAATATTTGAACGACGAAAGAATCACACATGAACAGTACGATCAAGGTGCATTACGTCAGAAAGAATATTTTGAAGAGCAGAAGAGAAAACTAGAAGAGAGCGAATTTTCAGCGAGTTCAGGAACAATCAGTAACGCAATGAGCAGTTTTGAAAAACTTGATCAAACATTGCGTAAATATGATCTGACTTTTGCCGAGGTTTTAGGAACTTTATCAGATAAAGGAAAATTGACACAAAAACAAAACGCTATGATGTGGGCGGATATGTCAAACGGTATGAGTCAGTATTTTGGTGCTATGTCTCAAAACTTTGAAAAAGGTTCGGGGGTTTATAATACTCTGTTTGCTTTACAAAAAGGTTTTGCGATTGCAAGTGCTACAATCAGTATGATTCAAGGTGCAATGGAAGCATGGAAACTAGGATTTCCGGCAGGCTTAATGGCAGGAATGGGGGTTTTAGCGCAAGGTGCTAATCTCATAGGACAGTTACGTTCAGTGCAGTTCAGAGCAAAAGGCGGTAGACTAGATCCGAACGCTTTAACCGTTGTCGGAGAGCAGGGCGCAGAATTAATAACCGGAGTCTCCGGAAATGTTATCAGTAATTCAAAGAGCCGTGATCTACTGCAAAACGTAGGCGGTCAATCCAATGTTCAAGTAAATCTGATTGAAGATGCTTCAAGAGCAGGGCAAGTGAATCAGCGTACTGACGATGATACACAGACAATTATTGATGTTATCGTTTCAAATATTCGTAACGGTGGCGCGGTTGCAAACGCTATGAGTGGTACTTATGGACTAGCAAGACAAGGATATTAAAATGGAATATTACCCTAATACATTACCGAAGTTTTTACAAAACAGTTACAGTCTTAAACGTTCACCGTCGGTTATCCGTACTACTATGACAAACGGAACTGTAAGACAAAGATTATTATCAGTTGATGCACCGCACACACTGTCAGTAAATTTGCAGTTTAACAATATTACTGACTATCAAACATGGCTAAACTTTTATGAAAACAGTATTAATCACGGGTGCGATTGGTTTATTGCGCCTATTTTGAATGACCGTTTAGAAACAACAGATCCGATAATTGCCCGAAAAGTGCGGATTCAAAACGGGCAGATTACAGAGTCTTTGAATTGCCGTAATAGCATAGGTGCGTGTTATAAAATCAGCATGACTTTAGACGTTGATAATGTAGAGT